GGGGCGGGGCCACGACCAGCCATCGGGACCTCCAGAGTCGTACGGGACCGGAACGCCTATGCCGCCCGGTGCGGCGCCCTGCCCGGCGAGGGGGTGGTCCCCAGGGGGCTCAGCTCAGGCCGGGGTGCGGCTCGGGTGGTCGGCGGCGGGAGCGGCGGGCTCGGCCGGCGGCGGCCTGGGCCTGCGTGCGTCGCTGGTGGCAGTCGGCACAGCGGGTGGCGAGGCTGGTGAGGCGGTGGTCGTCGGGTGCGGCGACGTGGTCGCACTCGAGCGTGCGGGCTGTGGGGTCGCGGTGGCCGCAGTCGACGCAGGTCCAGTCGTCTCGGGCGAAGACTCGGCGCCGGCGCTTGGCCCAGTCGGGCGGGAGCTGCGAGCGGCGCTGCGAGCCCTGCCAGCGACCGGTCATGGACTCAGCGCCGGGAGCGGATGCTCGACCGGGCGCGGTACGCGACCCTCACGATGGCGGAAGGTTGACACACTTCGCGTGGTAGGTCAACCACCGTCACGCCGCGGCGCCCTTGACCTTGCGTCGCCACGGCACCCGTCGGCCGGTGTCGTTGCCGTCCTCGTCGAGCACGACGATCGGGTTGTTGGCGATGACGCGGTCGGTGAGGCGGCGCTGGTGGTGGGCTTCGGTGATGGCGATGGGCGTGGGTCGACCCTCGTTGGCGCGCAGGGCTTCGCCGTGGAAGCGGCAGCGGTCGCGGTAGCGGCCGCGGTCGGCCTCGATCATCCAGCCGGCAGCGGAGCACTCGACGCAGCGGTGGTTCGGGTGCACCTGGCCCCAGCGTTCGATGGTGCGCTGGATGCTGGCCCTGGTGCGCCACAGGCGGTCGACGTCCTCGAGGAGCGCCTTGAGGTCCCGGGTGGCGTCGTCGCGGCTGAACGCCAGGGTGCCGGTGCGGTCGCTGTAGGTCGTCGCCGAGCCCTCCTCGTCGGACTCCTCGACGGGGACGTGGCGGCCGGTGGCGGGGTCGAGTTTGGTCTGGCGGCGTGGTGGTGGTTCACCGCCGGAGGGGAACCCGCGCTTGGCGTCGTGGAGGCGCTGGAGGATGCGCTCGGTCATGCCGGGCGAGCGGAGCTCGTTGAGGGTCTTGACGACGGCGCGGGCAGTGTCCTCGATCGTGTCCCGGTCGCTGGGCGGTGAGGTGCGGTCGCTCACGAGGCGGCTCCGTGGCGCCGCTCGAGGCCGTCGAGCGGGTCGGCGTACAGCGGCTCGACCCACGCTGCCGGGTACGTCCGGCCCTCGGTGAGTAGGTCGGCGCCGGGCCACGAGCCGTAGCTGCGGACGAAGCGGACGTGTTCGCCGTCGGCGCTGGCGCGCCAGCCCTCGGCTGCGGTCAGCCACTCGGGGTCGACCGAGGGTGGTGTGGTGATCTTCCAGCCCATGACCTCGACGTCGTGATCGGGCTGCCGTGCCCGAGCCTTCCACCCGTGAGCCTTCGTCCACAGGTCCCTCTCGATCTTTCGCCAGTCCTGACGGTCGCGTTCGTGCTGTCGCTGAGCGTCGGCCAGCAGGCGGGCGACCCGGTCGGTCTCCCGGTTCGACTGGATGAGCGCGACGGCCAGTGCGACGATGCCTGTTCCGAGCACGCCGATGATGGTGATGGCTCCTGCGGGGTTCATGGCTGGGTCCTTTCGGCGGCGACGACGCTGGGCGGGAGGTGGGTCACGGGTGCTCCTGGGGGGTCAGGCGAACGGGTCGGCGTCGAGTGGCAGGGAAGGCTCGGGGGACGGGGACGCGGTCATGGCGCGTCCCTCGTCCCCAGGTGGGTCGACCGCGTCCCCCAGCGTCCCCGCTACTACGTACGCGGGGGACGCGGTGGACGCGGTCGTTTCCTGACCGCGTCCCGCGTCCCCGGGACGCGGTGGGGACGCGGTGGGACGCGGTGGGGTTTCCATCACCGAATCGAGGCCATCTGGAGCCCTGAACGGACGCACGGACGACCACAGGAACGACCCCCGAGCGCCCGGCTGCTTGTCCAGGTAGCCCTCGTCGTGGAGCACCTTCAAGGCCGTCCGCAGGGCGTCGCCCTTGCCCTTCACGCCCACCTCGACGGCGTTCTGGGTCATCGGTGCGCCCACGTCCTCGAGGTGCCGTGAGATGCGCTCCATGAGCACCGTGGGACGGAACGTCGACTCCGGCGCCGCCACGACCACCCGCACCCCGCCGGCGGCGTTCAGGATGTCCACGGAGGCGACCTGGTGGCCCTGCTGGTGCACGCCGTGGCGGTCCTTGGCGCACACGATCTTGAGGTGCCCGTCCCGCTCCTTCGTCGGCGCGGCCTTCACCTGGGCGACGTAGGCGGCGCCGTCGATGGCGGCGAGCTTGCGCTGGGAGCCGATGGCCCACAGCCCGCGCTGCTCCTTGTCCTTCGCCTGGTGGTCGACGCCGAGCACGGCCGAGCCGCTGCGCGCCAGCCGCCGTGGCAGCAGACGGAACCAGTTCGCCACGGCGTCGTCGTCGTTGGGCTTCATGCCCTCGGTGGCGAGCGACTCGCCCACGGAGTCGATCACGGCCACGTCCGCCGCCACGGCGCACAGGCGCTCGAGCGTGCGGGCGGCGATACGCCCCTGGCGGTCCAGCAGCGGCCCTGTGGGGCGCACGTAGGTCAGGCGCTCACGGATGGCGTCGTCGGCCACGCCGAGCAGCCTGAGCCTGTGCACGGCGCTCAGGGGGCTGTCCTCGTAGTCGATCAGCAGGGCGGTGCCACCGTCGGTGAGCACCTCGGCCATGACGTGCATGGCGATCCACGTCTTGCCGCCGCCCGGCTCACCCGCCAGGGAGTGCACGCGGCCCGGGTAGAGCAGGCACACGCCGTCCGAGCGGCGCAGCAGCGTGGGCGTGGGCGGCTCGTGGGTGCCGTCCACGATGGGGGCGAGGTCCACGAACTCCCAGCCGCCGTCCACACCCTCGTCGCCGGTGGCGGCATCCGGCAGGGCGTCGATGGTGTCGGCGACCTTCGCCGCGACCTCGTTCGAGCCCGTGCGGTCGATCCACGCCTCCAGCTCGGCCGGCTCGACCTCGCCCCAGCCCTGGGCGGCGAGGAAGCGGGCAGCCGCGGCGTGGTCGCCGTCGAAGCGGGTAGCGGCGAGGTAGCCGAGCTTGGTGTACGTCTCCTCCTGCTCGAGCCCGGCGGCCCGCATGGAGGACGTGAACACCTTGAGCGCGTCGGAGCCCTTGTAGCCGGTCGTGGCGCTCGTGCCGTCCCGCAGCTCCTTGCCGGGGCGGGTCCAGTGGCACTCGCCGTCGCGGTCGACGTGGTGGAGCTGCCACCCGTCCCGCTCGAGCAGCTCGCCCCACGACGTGGCCGCCGCCCAGCGGTCACCGGGGCGGTCGCTGCGTGCGAGCGTGCGGCGGTCCTCCGTGCCGGACTCGGGCACCTCCACGGCGCAGACGAGCTCCAGCAGCCACTCGGGGGCGTCCACGGGCGTCTCTGGCTGCCCGGCGTCCCAGGTGTAGGGGCTGCCGTTGGGGTGCAGGGTGGGCGGGGCGACGATCTGGCCGCCCTCGCCCCGCACGTCGAGCCCGGGTCCGAGCCGGCGTCCGGCGTCGTTGCGGACCTCGCGGCCGTCGTGCGGCCAGGCGAACACGAGGTGCATCCCGCCCGAGCCCGTCAGGCTGGTGAGCGTGTCGGGGAGCGGTCGGTGGCGGCGCTCGAGGTCGGCGAGGGCGTCGGTGTCGTCCACGTCGAGCACCCACAGCCCCGACTCCTTGCCGGTGACGATGCCGACGCCGTGGCCGACGTAGGACTCGCCCCACCACCGCTCGAGCACTTCTGCGTCGGTGGTGGCGACGTCGGTCCAGCGCGAGACGCTGGGGCGCTTGGACGCGGGCATGATCGGCACGACCCGCCAGCCGCGCCCGGCGTAGTCGACGGCGGCCTCTGCGGGGGTCACTCCTGGGCCGCCTTCGCCACCCGCAGGCAGCGGAGCATGAGCCGGATGCTGCGGGCGCTGAAGATGGCGTCGGACTTGCCGAGGTTGCACTCGACGCACTGCGGGGCGAGGTTGAGCTCGTCCTCGATCAGCTCGTCGTAGAGCCCGTACCGCTTCGCCAGCTCCCTCGGGATGATGTGGTCGACGTGGAGCGCCACCTCGGGCGGCATGCGGCCACAGGACATGCAGGCGTGGCCGAAGCGGTCGAGTACCCGGGCGCGCACCTTCGGCTTGATGCCGCTCGAGCGGACGGTCTTGGGCGCGAGCCCGACCTCAGCGCGGGGGACGTTGCGCTGGAAGGTGCTGCACCGCTCACAGCGCGCCACGAGGCTCGGTCCGGTCGGCGTGATGTTGAACGTGTCGTGACCGCAGCGGCACGGTCGGTCGGGCGTGGTGATGGATGCCGGAGCAGACTCCACCGGGTCTCCTGTCTGAGCGTCTCGGATGGGGACATGCGGCCCGGTGGGAGCGGCAACTCCCACCGGGCCAACCGGGTACGCCTAGAAGGGCTCCTCCTCGTAGGGGTCCGACGGCGCGGCGAAGTCGAGCGGCGGCGGCGTCCAGCGCGCCTGGTACTCCGCCTGGGCGAAGGAGTCGGCGGGGTCCTCCTTCACGCCGATCTTGATGGTGCCCCCGACCTTGAGGAGCTGGGCGGACTCGCGCAGCGCCGCCTTGATGGCGATCTGCATGCCCTCGTTGCACGGGACCTTGCGGATGCCGTCGTCCTCGTCGTCCTCGCGGATGCTCGTCTCGAGGGTGAGCACCCACTCCTTACGGGGGTTCTGCGTGCCCCGCTTGTAGACGACATTGCCCTGCGGGTCGGTGCGGTCGCGCTCGACGGCGTCGAGGAGCACGCCCTCCACGGGCGGGTCAGCCTTCGTGCGGAGCTTCACCCAGCGCCCACCGCCGCGCTGCACGGCGTCGTTGATGGTGTCCAGTCCTGACATGTGGTCCTGCTTTCGTGTTGTCGTGTGCGTCACGCCGCGACGTCGAGTCGGGGCGTGCCGTCCTCGCCGAAGGAAAGGGCGGCGTTGTGGGCCAGGCGGTACAGCGCCCGGCCCTGCTCGATGGTCAGCGAGCCGATGAGGCCGCCGACGCTGAGCATGGGCTTGTGTGCGTCCTCGCCGACCACGAGCGCGAGGGCGGCGCGTGCGACCTCGCCCGTCTCATCGCCCGCAGCGAGGCGCTCGGCGAGCTCGACGGCGGCCACGTTCAGCGTGAGGCGCCGTCGCGTGTGGGTGGCGTCGTTCGCCTCCGTGAGGTTCCACGCCACGCCCGCCGCGGCGCCCTCTGCGACCCATGCGGCGACCTGCGTGCGCACCGGCGCCATGCCGTCGGCGCGCACCCGGGCGATGAGCGCCGCCACCTTCGCCGCGTCTGCCGCACCGCCCTCGTCGGGCTTCGGGCGCGCCTCGGGCTTCGGGAGGGCGACGGCGTTGCCGCGGCGGGGCTTGGCGGGTGAAGCTGAGGTCGAGGGTGAGGGTGAGGCGCGCTCGGCGAAGAACCCCTTGCGGTAGTTCCACGACCGGGCTGTGTTGGCGAGCTGCGCCGCCTCCCAGCCGGTGACGATGTCGGCGTCGTGGATGGTGCAGCGGCCCGAGCCGTAGGGCAGGTGGATGGTCAGCGCCACGTCCTTGCGGACCGGCGGCAGGTCGTACCGCTCGCCGGCGTCGACCCGGTAGCCCTTCGAGTGGGCGTAGATGGCGTGCTGGACGAGCGTGGAGAGCTTGAGCGGGTCACGCCCGGACTTGAAGTCGGCGCTGTAGTTGTCGCTGCCGTCGGCGAGGATGACGTCGGCCGTGCCGGCGGCGCGCACCTCGTCGTTGACGAGCTTCACCTCCACCGTGCCCGCCACGACGGTCAGCCCGTGGCGGTCGAGCTCCGCGAGGTATGCCTCGGCGTCGGCGCGGAACATCTCGGGCACGTCGTCGATGGTCCAGGTGCCGTCGTTCAGCCGCTCGACGACCCGGTGCAGCTCTGAGCCGAGGTCGGCCGCCTGCGTGCCCTTCGCTGCACGGATGGCCTCCTCGACGAGCTCGTCCAGGCGCTTCTTGTCGGTGTCGGGATTGCAGTTGGCGATCGTCGCCGCGAGCGCGGGCGTGGCGGCGACGCCGATGGCGACGGTGCGCTTGGACCACAGGTCGAGGTGGTAGGTGTCCTCGAGCGGCTTCGCGAAGCTCGACGGGCGCCGGTAGGTGACCATCTTCGACGGGTCGCGCGGCGACGTCACCAGCGGCGCACCCTGGCCGTGCCGGGCGTTGGGGTCGCCCTGGTCACCCTTGCAGTGGCGGCAGGTGCAGCCTCTCCTCTTGAAGTCCGTCACGACCTCGGCGGTGAGCTCCTCGAGCGCGGTCATGGGTTCCTCTCCTCTGTCACGACACGTCCTCGTCGCGTGCGAGCACCCAGCGCCCGCGGCGCTTCGCCCACCCGTGCACGCGGATGGCGATGCCCGCCTCGCGCACCGCGGCGACGTTGTCGTGCTCGGCGATCTTCGTGATGCGCTCGGCGACGTGGGCGGCGCTGGTGGTCTGCACGGCGAGCACTCCGTCGGGGCCGACGGCGATCACGTCCACGAAGCCGAACAGGTCCACCCGTCGGCGCGCGTGGGGGTTCCACCTCTCGACCACCTCGACCAGGGGCCAGCCGTCGTCGCGGAGCTTGCGCAGGGTGAGCTGCGTCGGGGAGGTGCTCACCCCGCCCTCCGCTTCTCGCGCCACTGGTCGGCCGGACGAGGCTTGCCTGATTGCTCCCAGCAGGCGCGACACCGCGTGTAGCCGTCGGGGCCGGTCGCGTAGGGCGGCCACGACAGCAGCAGCGCGCCCACCCGCACGTCGATGGGGTTGCCGTCGGTCACCCTGATGGCCGAGGTCGCTGCGACCTCTTCCTCGATGCCACACAGCGGGACCGCCGCCGGGTCGGTCCACGGGACAGCGTGGAGCACGCCCTGATGGTCAACGACGGTGACGTAGGGGCGGCCGACGGTCACGAACACGCTCGTGACTTCGTCCCAGGCAGCGGGCACGCTCACCCCACACCCGCCTTGCCGATGCGGACTTCGTCGACATGGGCGTGCTCGCCCACCACGGGCAGGCGGTCGCGTTCTCCGAAGTGGACGCGGGCGGTGAGGTGGCAGTGGGGGCAGTCGACCTGGAGCCACGACTTGCGGGGTCGTGGGTCGGGGAGGTGGGCGGACCAGCGGCGCCCGCACCACGGGCACGTCCACTTCATCGGCCGCGGCTCGGTGCCGGGGAGGGTGGGGTGCGCGGCGAGGTCGTCGGCGCTGGAGGTGGGCCGGTCGGGACGGCGGCGACGGGTCACGATGCCACCGCCACGTCCAGGTGCTCGACGAGCTGCGCGCCGATCCACTCCGTGTACGCCGGCGGGATCGCCTCGCGGCAGCCGTTCCACGACGCCCACGGCATCCCCATCGCCTCGCGAGCGTGGTCGACGCTGTTCGCCTTTGCGCCACGGCGTGTGCCGTCAGGTCGCAAGTATTCGAAGTCGTCCTGCGGATGATCGCCGTACACGCCCACGGGCCGCCCCTGGTCGGGATGGCGGCACGGCATCGACCAGAGGAAGACGTTGCTCTCGAAGTACCGATGCCTGCGGACCGGCAGCCCGAAGGACGAGCCGCACAGCTTGAGCGGCTCGATCAGGTGTCGCCGTGCACCCTCGACGTTCTCGATGACGTAGGGCCGCCCCGACGCGCGCAGCATCTCCCGCACCGGTCCGATCAGGCGCGGGTGGCGGTCGGGGTCCGGTGTGATCGTCGAGTACCCCTGGCACGGCGGCGACGCGTGGATGGCGTCGAAGTCGGCCAGGTCGAACGGCGGGTCGAGCGCGTCCGCCACGACCATCGGGAACGGGTAGTTGGGCTGAGGCTCGATGTCGACGCCGACGACGTCGAAGCCGGCGCGGTGGTAGCCGACGGCGGCGCCGCCCTCGCAGCAGAACAGGTCGAGGAGCCTCACCCGTCCTCCCCACTCACGCGTCGGAAGGCGTCGGCGAACGCCGCTTCGTCGAGGTCGGCGCAGCAGGGGCGGAGGCAGCGGCCGTCGTGGAGCTGGACGGGGTAGCGGGAGTCGGGCATCAGCGCCAGCAGCACCCGGTCGCGCTTGACGGCTTCGGTGAGGTCGCGGGTGAGCTTCGTGTCGCGCTCCAGCGACGCGATGAGGTCGTCGTCGATGCCGAGCCACCGTCGCGCCCAGCGCCGTAGGGCGGTGAGCGGGTGCGGCCAGCGGCGCGGGTCGGGGACGACGCGGGGCGGGGTCACGGGGAGCCTCCGCGACGCTTCTTCCAGGAACGGGTCATCAACCACCGCCGTCTCCCTCGTTGAATCGCTCGACTTCGGAGTTGGCGTACTCCTCGGCGTAGAGCAGGTCCGGGTCCTCGCCCGCGTGCGCGCGGCGCAGCAGGTCCAGCAGGGCTTCGCCGCTGATCGCCCACCAGCCGAGGGGCTTGGGGTCGCTCACCGGGAGGCTCCGTCGTGGAAGGGGTCAGAGCACACGCCCACCCAACCGACGCCCTGCGGGGCAGGCTCCAACTGAACGCCCACCCGTGCTGGGTCGGCGCTCCCGCACGTCGGGCACCGCTTCGGCCGCGCCGGTTCGGCGGCGGCGTCCGCCAGGGCGCGGAGGATGGGAGCGATCGTTCCCTCGGTTGGCATCGCGTGGAAGTGCTCAGCCAGGCCAGCCAGATCCAACAGCCGCGCGGCGTCGATGCCCTGCGCCTCCAGGTCGGCGAGCAGGCGGGCGAGGCGGTCAGTCGCCATCGGCCGGCTCGTACGTCGCGTCGAAGATGTCGGGCTTGCACGGATAGAACTCGCCCTTGACGCCGCGGATGATCCAGTCGCCCGGACACACGTTGCCGCCGCCTTCGAGGGTGTCGATCCATCCGTGGTCGTGCCATGTGTGACCGCAGCGTTCATGCACCTTGCTGCCGTCAACCTCGGGATGGCGGAAGTAGCGCACGACCCTGCCTTCCGTCTCCGAATCGCCGTCGGCGGGGTGATCGCCGTTGCGGACATCGGGGGCCTCCACCTCGGCGATGACCGCCGCTGCGATCTCGCGGCACCGCCACTCCGGCAGGTCGCCATCGACAGCGCCGCAGTCGTACAGCGCCACCGCGACCGTCTCCGGCGTACGCGGGTCCAACGCTTCGATGTGCAGCGCGTCGAGGGCCAGCCACTCGAACCCGTCTCGGGTCTCGCTGTAGGAGAACCACGCCATCAGCGGGCGGAACCACCGGCGCACCTCGGGACGGTGAGCCGCCCCGTCGATGGCCTCCTGGTCGCATGAGGTGCAGTCCGGGTACTCGTGAAACACCGGGTCACGGTCGCGGCGGGCGAGGCGGTCAGTCGCCATCGGGGGCCTCCCCGCGAGTCGGGAATTCGTCGGCAGGGATGAGGCGGTCAAGGAACTCCTCGACCGCTCGCACGACCAGCCAGTTCATGGTTACGTCCCGGTCCTCGGACGCCTCCAGGAGCCGTGCATGAAGCTCGACCGGCATTCGTACGGCGAAGGGGGCACGCTCGCCCTGCACGCGGGATCGACTACTCACCCTCCCCACGGCGACCTCCCAGCGTCACGGAACAGGTGCAGCACGTCAGTCGCCATCGGGGGCCTCCTGTCTGTACAGGTGCCAGACGAACGTGCCATCCACCCACGAGGCGACGTGTTCGCTGCCGTCGTCGGGGAAATCAAACCCAGTTCCGTAGACCATGAACGCGACCGGGATTTTGCGAGCCTGAGGATCGAGTTCAACCCATACGCTCGCCGCATTCGATGGATCCAGGCCGACATGGACGATCGTCCGTTCAGCGGCGTCCGCCAGGGCGCGGATGACGCGGCGAACGTCGCAGCCGGGGTGATCGCATCGACGCGTACACGGCGCACCGCGGAGCACCCGCGGCCGCGCGGCGTCGATGCCCTGCGCCTCCAGGTCGGCGAGCAGGCGGGCGAGGCGGTCAGTCGCCATCGGGGGCCTCCCGCTGGAGCAACGGAAGGTGGTTCCGTGCAGCGACGCGCGCTGCTTCATGGGTCGCGTGGTCGCTAATGAACTGGCCGTCGATGAACACGCACCACGAACCACCAGGGCGGCGCTTGACTTCGATGCTCATCCCCACGGCGACCTCCCGGCGTCACGGAAAAGGTGCAACGCAGCGCGCACGTTGCACGACGCATCCGCCCACGCGGACGGCGAGCAGCCCACGGCACCGAACCGCCACGAGTGCAGCGACATGAGCAACTGCGCGCAGCCCCGCGCCGAGCTGCGCGGATTCGCGGCGGCGGGGTCGTTGCGGGACTCGCGCCACACGACGCCGCGGAACCAGGCGCGGTGCTCGACCGGCCAGTAGCGGTCGACGGCGGAGTAGCAGTCGGCGGGCGGTTCCCACGCGAGGGCGTCGAGCACCGCCCGCTGCGCGTCAGGCGGCAGGGAGCGGAACTGCTCCTGCTGCTCGGGCGTGCACGCCGCGAGGGCGACCACGGCGGCGACGAGGGCGAGGAGCCGGGTCATACGTCGTCCTCCAGGTAGTCGCCATCCAGCTCCCGCCGATCCTCCGCCCGCTCGCGCCGCTCCAGCGCCCGCAGCTCTCGCCGGCACGCCGCGAGCTCGTCGGGGTCGTGGAGGTCGGGCGGGATGCCGCACGCGTCGCAGCCGCCGCTCACCTTCCCACCCCCATCGCGTCGTCCCACTCGCGGCGCAGGCGCTGCGCCCCCGCCACGACACGGCGTCGGCTGTCACGCTCGGGGCGGCGACGACCGAGGGCCCACAGGAAGGCGCAGAGCGGGGCGCCGAACAGGAGCGGCGCCCAGATGGGCTCGAGGGCGGCGGTCACGACGCCACCGCCGCCGTCAGCGCAGCGCGCGCCAGCGTCACGACCTGCGCCTGCAGGACGATGTCCAGGCGGGCGAGCCTGTCGAGTATGTGCTCCACGTCGGACGCGATCCACAGCAGCGCCCGCTCACCCGACGACAGGGCGGCGAGCAGGTCGCGCTCGGGGTCGTAGCTGGCGCCGGCGCGGTTGGCCGCCACCATGTCGAGCATCTGCCGCTCGCTCAGGTGGGCGACGAGGTCGCTGTCCACCAGGGCGGCGATGCCTTCGGCGTACTGGCGGGGGGTGGTGGTCCCCGTCTGGGTCGGCATGGCAGACTTCCTTCCGTTCGGGGCCCGCCCTTTGCTTTCCAGGCGTGGGGGCGGGCTTCGTCGTGTTCGGTGACCGCCCCTGCGTCCGCCGGGGGGACGGGCGCCGTGCGGGCGGGATGCACGTTCGGGGCGGCCACCGGGAGGGCGCCCCTCCGGGAAGTGCCGCCGGTGCCCTGCCGGGGTCACGCGGCTGCCGCCGAAGGAGGGGAGGGACGCCCACCGGGAGGTCGGACCCGGTGACGCGGCGATCAGGGTGGGGCGGTCGGGTAGTAGCTCGTTCGCTCGACGCGACGGACGTCGCGACGCTTGAGCAGTCGTCGGTACAGCTCGTCGCCGGTGTCGGCGTGGAAGTCCCAGGAGGTCGGGATGCCGTCGAGCCCGGTCACCATCAGGCGCGTTCCTCGCTCGGGCGGCCGGTGCTGGAAGTACGCCTCGGTCAGCAGCGCCGCGACGATGAAGTAGGCGTCGGCAGGACGGTGGGCGTCGTGCTGGCGGAGCGCGCTCACGTCGGCCCTCCGGCGGTCATGGCGACGACGCAGGCGACGATGACGGCGACCGCGGCGAGGGCGAGGAGGAGGCGGGTCACGGTCCCTTGCTCCCGTCCCAACCCAGCCCGGTGTCCTCGACGACGAAGCCGTCGGGGTCGACGTGCTCGACCAGCGACGACCAGGCGACGCTCGGGTGGCGCGGGGAGCGCCGACGGTGCACCGCCACGAACGCCAGGCGGCCGACGAACACGGCGCACAGGGCGGTGCCGGCGAGGACGAGGAGGGGGGTCATGACGCCTTCCACCAGTCGGGCAGCTTCTTGCCGCCCCGACCTCGGTTGATCGTCTCCACCGCGGCAGCAGCGACGCAATGGGCCTTCTGGTTGCCTGTCTGGCGGCGGGTCACCTCGGCCCGGTTCAGCAGGCCGTTCACTCCGCCGTGAGCGTTGCCGAGCTTCTTCACCGCCTCCGTGTCGTTGAGGTCGCCGTTGTACCGCTGGCACAGCAGGCCGATGCCGTCGATGACCTGCGCCTCGAGCCCGGCGTCGCCGTAGGCGTCACGGATGATGCGGAGGCTGCGGGACAGCACCTCCGGGCCGGACCGGGTGTAGACGCGGCGCAGGGTGCCGACGGCGCGGATGGCGCCGGGGATCGCGTCGCTCGACACGACCAGCCCGTTCGCTCGGACCACCCGGTCGATGTCGCACTCGACGGCGCGGCCGGCGGTGATGCCGGAGCGGTACTTGGCGAAGGCGTTGACCGCCAGGACGTCGTTCAGCTTGAGGAACATCTCGGCCTCGTCGGCCTCGGTGAGCCCCTCGTAGGTCCAGCACTGGATCTGCTGGTCGCCCCAGCCGATGAGCTTCAGCGCCTCGATGCGGTGCTGGCCGTCGATGATGAAGGCGTGGCCGTCGCGGAGGCTGACGGTCGGGGTGCCGATCTGCTCCAGGTCGAAGTCGGCGGCCATGCGGTCGACGCGTGCCTGATTGAGGTCGCGCTGTGCGAGCGGGTTGACGCGCATCCTGGCGATGGGAATCCACTTGAGGCGGGCCTCCCGTTCCATCCGCGCCCCGGAGGGGTTAGGCTTCGTCACGGGTCATCTCCTTCAGTCGCTTGTTCAGTTGGTTGAGGCTTCTGAGCGAGTCGTTGAGGGAGGTGACCCATCCCGCGATCTGGTCGCGGTCGAGGTCGTCGAAGTCCACGAGCGATGCGCCCATGACGGCGCCTTCGAGGGTGTGGACCGTCTCTCCCACGATGCGGTTGGAGTCGATGCGGCGCGTGTTGCCGGCTACGGCGTCGGCTGCGATGGTCACGCCGATGCGCCTCGCCGTCTCCTTGACGGTTTGGATGTGCACACCGAGCGCGGCGGCGATCTGTCGGGAGGTGTGACCGGCCTCGGCCATCTCACGGCACTTGGCTTCGCGGGCAGCTACCGCGTCCGGGGACTTGCCGAGGGTCGAAGTCAGCGCGGGACCGCCCTGCTGGGAGCGGAGCTTTCGGGCGGCGGTGAGCTGGGCTGCGATCTGACCGACGCCTACGCCGTGCTCGTCAGCGAGTTGCTGACGGGTGGCGCCGCCCTCGAACTCGAGCAGGAGTGCGAGGAGGTCGCCGGAGGTCCAGCGCTTCTTCTTGCGGGGCTGCTGCTTGCCGTCCGTTCCCGTGACCTTCTCGGGGAGGGGTACAGGTTTCGCATCGTGCGAGACCTGTACGTCGGCCTCAGCAAGATCGCGATGGACGGTGTCGTCGCTCACCCCAACGGCTCCGGCAATCGCGGTCGCCGAGTGCCCGTTCTGCGCCAGCGCCACGATGAGCTGCCGGCGAGCGACCGGCGACATGTGCCGGCGGTCCAGGTTCAGTGTCCGGGCCAGCTCCAGCGCCTCGGCCTCGTCTGCGACCTCGTGAACCTTCGTGTCGTAGGAGACGTTCAGCTCGTGGGCGATGCGGACCCGGTTGTGGCCGTCGATGATGTTCCCGTGCTGGTCGACGGCGACGGCTTCGAGCACGCCGAACCGCTTGATGGAGTCGCGCAGGGCAGCGTCGACCTCCGCGTCGAGGTCGGGCATGACCTGACGGGTGCTCACGCCACCTCCTCCGCTGTCGCGGCCTCAGCGGCCTTCGCCCAGAGGCGGACCGTCTCACGGCTGAGCGTCAGGCCCAGGCGCTCACCGAGCTCGTCGGCGATGCTCTGCCAGGTGAAGCTGGCCGCTCGGAGCTTGAGCACCCACTCGCCGGGGTCCTGCTTGAGGTGGGTCCGGGCGAGCCGTTGCAGTGGGGAGTCGTCCTGCACGGGAGTGGAATCTAATCCCACTTCCGGAAGTTTGCAACCAATCTGCGTCCACAGATTGGTTCACAGGTTGTCCACAGTCTACTTGCAATCGGTTTGCGGTAGGTGCAGCATCATGGCCATGCATGAGAAGCGGACCCAGGAGATCGGCAGGGTGGTCGCCGTGTTCCTGGCGCTAGGCGGGACCACCCAGGCGGAGATGGCGCGGGCCACAGGCATCGCCCCGGCCACGGTCTCGCGACGGATGAACGGCCAGGGTCAGTGGACGGCGGACGAGCTGGACGCCATCGCGAGCTTCCTCGACGTGCCCATCACGACGCTGTTCCTGCGTCCAGAGGAGCTACGCGTGGCGCTGGTCGGCGGGCGGACAGCGCTTACCGACGGGTATACCCACGAGTCACTTGGAGCCCAACTGTGGGTAACGCCGCCCCTGTGGGATAACGCGCCCGAGCTCGCGATGGCGTCCTGAGCGATCTGTAGCTCGATGGGCCCGGCAGTCCTCAACTCCCCGCCCGCGGTGCCGACGGATGGCGCCATGAGGGAAGGTAGCCACGGGATACCAGACGTTCGCGCGCTCGGCGAGCTGTGGATAGCGAGCCGCTCCTACCGGCCGGCATCAGCCAGGCAGCGGCGGTCGTTCCTGCGCCGGTTCGTCGCCCATGTCGGCGAGGGCCGCACGGTCGACTCGATCACCGACGCCGACGTGCTCGCGTGGTGGGAGGCGACCGGGCACCTCAAGCCCGAGACCCGCCGCGCCGCGCACTCGACCGTCGCCGGCTTCCTGCGCTGGAGCGTCGCGCTCGGCTACGGCGGCACGCTCGCGCTCGACCTCGTCCGCCGCCCGCCCGTGCCGCGCACGGTGCCGAAGGTGCTCACCGAGGACCAGACGCTCGACCTGCAGCTCGAGGTGTTCGGCACGCCCGACGAGCTGCCCGTGGCGCTGATGCTGCACGCCGGGTTGCGGCGCGCCGAGGTGGCGGCGGTGCGCGGCGAGGATGTCGACCACGCCGCCGGGCTGCTGACGGTGCGCGGCAAGGGCGGCCACACCGACGTCGTGCCGCTCCCCGCCTGCGTGGCGCGGCTGGTGCCGCCGGGGACGAAGGGGCGCCTGGTGCCCGTGGGTGCGGCGACGGTGGCGGAGCGGGTCGTCAAGGCGATGCACCGGGCCGGCGTCGTGGGCCTCACGTCGCACGCGCTGCGCCGCACGTTCGCGACGCGGCTGATGCACGACGGCGTGCCGGCTATCGACGTCATGCGGCGGATGCGCCACCGGTCGCTGGGGACGACGACGCGCTACGTGCGGTCGAGCTTCGACGCCTGACCCCACACGCGCAGAAGCCCGGCCCCCGAAGGGACCGGGCTCCACACGTTCGGGTCCGGGGGGACGCGAATCGCCTCTACTCTCCCACGAGCACCGCCCGCGCGTCACGCATCAGCCGGCGGAACTCCTCGAGCGGCGCCCCCGACAGCTCCCAGCCGCCGTTCGCGGTGCTGTCGAAGTTCGACGCCCCCACGACGCGGGCGCCGCCACCGTCGGACGCGGAGGCGACCAGGTGGTCGAACCACGCCCGCATCCGCGCTGCCGCAGCGGCGTCGCTGCCACGGTTGGCCCACTCGCCGACCGCCAGGTCGATGCCACGGTCGCCGTAGAAGCGCCGCGCCGCGACCCACTGGCCGCCCGCCTCGATGGGCTGGGACTCGCTGGTGGCGTAGTAGTCGATGCCGGCGAGGTCCCACACGCCGTCGACCCACCAGTCCGCCGGCTTCCTGCCGCTCTTGGGGTCGAACGTCCACGCCATGAGGATGGACGCGAACGCGACCTGCTGGGCGTTCTGCGGGCGGCGGGCGGCGAAGCGGGACTGCATGGCGCGCCAGTCGGCCGCGGGTGGCCCGTCGTTCTCGGGCTCGTGGTTGAGCGTGAACCACACGGGACCGCCGACGCCTGCGAGCTCGGCCCACACGCCGGCGATCCACGCGTCGTGCTGCCCACCGGCGACCGCAGCCCACGACGCGGGCGGCTTCACGCTCACCCACGGCAGCCGCTTGGCGGCGAGGTCGGCGCGGGCGGTGGCGGCCATCTTGTCCACCTGGCCGGCCTGCCAGAACGTTCGGCGGATGCCGAGCGGGTGGCCGGCGGCGGTCTCGTGGCGGGCGACGGGGTCGCCGTTGCCGGTGATGGACGCGCCCCAGCGCAGCGTCCCCGGACGGGTGTCGCCGGGGAACCGTGCCTGCCACGGTGGTGGCGGCGGCGGTCCCGCGTCGAGCGCGTCGACGCGGTCCGCCAGGGCGCGCAGCTCCGCCGCGAGGGAGGTGGGGGTGTCAGGCATCGCCGTGGCTCGGCGTCACCTGCGAGCGCGTCACGAGCGCCAGCACGGCCGCGGACGCGGCGAGGATGAGCGACACCTGCTCGGGCGAGAGGTCGAGGCCGAAGCCGACGGCCACGGCGATGAGCGCCTGGAGGGCACCGAGGATGAGCGCTGGTTCGCGGTTCCAGATCATGGCGGGGTCTCCTGTCAGGTTGGGAACGGCTGCTCGACGCTGCCGTCCTGTTGGAACGTGAGCCGGTCGCGGGTGCCGTCGAGCCCCAGTCGCCACAGCGACCAGAACCACGGCGAGTCCGTCTTGCAAGCGGCGATGACCGACCCGTCGTCGAGCCAGCGGGCGTGCGAGCACTCGACGGCGCGGTCCTCCGGCGCGACGAGCCAGTGACCCGAGCCCGAGCCCACGTTCACCAGCCACAGCCCCCACCGTCGGCCGCGCACGAGGCACACGACGTGGCGCCCGTCGGGCGAGACGTAGGGGTCATACGCCTGGTCGCCCGGCACGTCGAAGCGGACGCCGAGGCCCGGCACATCCACCGTGCGACCGTCGACCTTCGCCACCGCCAGACCCCACTCGCGGTGCAGCGACGGTTCCGCCCAGCCCTCGCGCACGACGAGGGCGCGGGTGCCGTCGGGAGCGCAGGTGAAGGTGCGCCACTGCTGGGCGAGCGGGAACGGCCACCACGCCAGCCGCTCCTCCACCTTCGCCGCGAGGATGAGCCGCCCGTCGGGTGACCACTCGGCGTGCCCCACCGCCGCCCACGTCGTCGTGGTGGGACCGAGCCACCCGGGCTTCGTCGTCCGTGGAGGGGTGAGCGGCGCGCCGTCCACCACGATCGTCGCCCGGTGGGAGTGCAGGTCGCTCGACGCCGGCTGCCCGTCGACCACCGCCGGGAGGTCGACCCAGCACAGCATCCCCTCGCGGTGCTGCACGGGACGCTGGTAGGCGCGGCCCGCCTTCGGACGCATCAGCGTCGACACCTTGCCGCCGTCCACCGTCACCAGCTCCGTCGGGGCGAGCAGGTCGTCCGCGACGCCCGTGGCGGGGTTCACGGGGCGACGGTGGGCGAGGATCACGCGGCACCTCCGGTGGTAACGTCGGCCGTGTCCCGGGTGTGGTGCCCGGACCCCTGACGGAAGGAAGAAGCGATGAGCGTTGCGGACGAGATCATTTGCGACCTGAGCGAGCGTGATGCCGAGTTGCGTGCAGTCAAGAGTCGGGCAATCGAGCCAATCGTCGATCGGTGGATTGCAGCCGGTCGACCCGCTCGCATCGAAGTCACGGAGTCGGACGTTGCCGTTCTCTCCGTCGTCTACGGCGGCACCCACGCGGAGGTGTTGTCCGGGCGACTTATGGGGCGGCGACTGATGCTCGCTCCCACGTCAGGGGAGTGAGCCCCGCCCCTGCACCACCCGGCTCCGGCCGGTGGGGGCGGGGCACCGCTCGCTTACAGCCCAGCTGCCCGCGCCGCCGGAGCGGCCGACGCGGGGAGCGCCATCGTCGGCACACCCGGGCTGTTCTTCTGCCCGTGCGCCAGCTCGGCGGCCGAGATGAAGATGGGCTTGATGCCGGGCACACACGCCCAGATGCCCATACCGGCGATCGTCAGGAACATGTCGGGAACCCCCTGGTAGGGCGGTGGAGCGGGCGGTAGCGGCGTCGGGAACTCGACCGGCGGCAGCGGCGCGGGCTTCCCCGCCATCCACCCAGCGGCGAGCATGGCGACCATGTGGCGGGCCTCGGTGCGGGAGCCCCGGAACTCGAAGTGCATCGGGTCCGGCGTCCGCCACCGGCCACCCCACTCGAAGCCGTAGGACTCGAACAGGGCGACCAGCCACGCGGGCGGGAAGCGGCGCGTCCCCTGCGGGTACTTGGTCGCGTCGATGTCGATGGCGAGGCCCCACGAGTGGTTGGACGGCGTGCGGGTCCCGGCGATGGGACGGCAGTTGAAGCCCCAGTCGTCGACCACCTGGCCGGGCCGGTGGAACAGGTAGCCGTATGCCTCCGTCGCGTCCACGAGGAACTGCACGATGGGCGCGATCTCGGCGTGGACCTGCCAGCGCGCCCGGGAGCGGGCGGCGACGACCCAGCGTTGCGCCGCGGCGTTGCAGTTGGGCCAGCCGGAGCCCCAGCCGCGCAGGTTCGCCGGGACGCTCACCCCGCCTCCTCCGGTACGTCGATGCCGTGGGCGCGCATCACCGTCGCCAGCAGCGAGTGGCGCGCCTCGCACGCGTCCAGCTCGTGGCGCAGGTCCGTGCGGTCGTCGCGGGAGTAGGCCAGCTCAGCCTTCACGACGGCCAGCTCTTCGCGCAGCGCCGCCTGCTCGCGACGCATCACCTCGCGGTCCTCCTGGTACTCCTGCACCAGCGCCATCAGGTGGTCGAACGCTGCGTCGTTGCGATCCGAGCGTGTCGGGTGGCGGTCGAACCACCACTTCGCCGCGGCGCCAGCGACGATCACCGCGATCGCGGCGAACAGCGACGTCGCCGGGTCGGGCGTCGTTACCGCGTCGAGCATCACACACCGAGCCTCTCCGCGAGACGTCTGCGTGAGTGCCCCTCACACGCCCACCGCCAACCGAGCCATGCCAACGTCGGCCACAGCACCCACGCGGCGCCGCGTCGTGCGTCCATCGCGACGATCGGGTCCGCCACCTCGGTCACCTCCAGCCAGTACGACACGGCGAACACGGCCATGCAGGCGGCGAGGGTGGCGGCCGAGAAGCGGATGGCGCGGGGACCGAACAGCACCGCGCACGCCATCGTGGCGGCTGCGACCGTCGCTGTCGCTGCCGCCCATATGAGCCCGGCGTAGACGCCGACGAGGACGGCGAACCACATCAGCCGGTCCAATGCACGCGCAGCGACTGCGCCTGGAACGACTGGGTGGCGGTGGCGGCGTTCGACTTGGCGACGAGCTGGATGCTCTTGGAGGTCGACATGTCCTCGGTCGTGGTGGCGTCGATGACGGTCTGCTGGGCGGCGCCCGCCTGGCCGGACACCGCGACCGACAGGTGAACGCGTTGCAGCGACGCCGACAGCAGGATGATCCGCCCGACCACCACGAAGTCGCGGGTCACGCCATCGGCCGACGCGATCGCGGCGGTGAAGGTCGTGGTGGTCGACCCGATCTTGAGCGCGAACGAGATCTGCCGAGTTCCACCGGAGTTGTTCGTCACGGACACAGTGCCGAACAGTTCGTAGAGCCGGCCCGTGGCGGCTGCGCCGGACGCGACGGCGGAGTCGAGCAGGTCGACGCCTGTCGTGAACCCCGTCGCATCGTGGCCGATCGAGGACTGCTGGCCGAGGTTGGCGAGCACCGCGCCGGCGAGGTACGTCCCGGCGGGCTGGTAGGTGCCGTCGTGGTCGTGGCTGTCCTCCGCCGCGCCGATGTCACCCGGCGACGGCAACGCGTGCGCGTGGTCCGAGCGGGACGCCGCGGTGGATTCGCCGGGATCCGCGTCGGCGGCGAGGGGTTCGGGGTCGTCGTCGGACAGGGCGGGGCCGCCGCCGCCATCGGTGCCGGGGACGTGGTTGCCCGCGCTCAGCGCCCACCACGGCACCCCGGGCAGCCACTCGCCGTCGGTCGTGAGGGTGATGGCGGTCGAGTCGATGTCCGCCCAGTCGTGGTCGGTGTTCGTGACCCGCCCGACCTCGGTGCCGTTCACCAGCACGGCGTAGGTGCCCTGACCATCGGTGGCGAACGTCCAGCAGTCGCCCGCGCCGAGTCTGCGGCCGAGCGACCACGGCCCACCGAGCGACGACGGCTCGAACTCGTCGTCGCGGACGATCTCGACCTCGTGGTCGTCGGTGGGACCGGGGGACGTGAGGTAGGCCACATACCCGTTGCCCGTTTCCAGAGGTGCGAAGCCGATGCGGGCGCTGCTCTCCCCATCACCGCCTCCACCTTCGGCGTCGTCCGTGACGCCCATCGTCACGGCGCAGCCGTGCTCGCGGGCGCCTTCGGGGAGCTGGTGATGGGCCACGACGACCAGCGGCAGCGTCCCGCGGTGACGGAGCACGCCGTCGACCACCTGTGCCTGCTCGACGTAGGCGTCCGCCAGCCCGCCCGCGAGGACGCGGAAGTCGGTCCAGACGAGCGGGTCGCCGATCGCTCCGCCGGTGGTCTCTGCGTCGTGGAGCGGCCCGTCGTCGTGGAGGGCGAAGTCGTCGAAGGCGTACAGCGGCCCCGATGGCGCCGAGGCAGCGGACGCGGCGAGCGCGTGGATGCCGATGGCGTGGTCGACGTCACGAGCGGTCCAGTGGTCGCCGTCGAAGCCGAGCACCTGCCCCGCCACCGGATCGAGCGCCGAGTTGACGTCGAGGAGGTCGGAGAGGGAACCGACGCCGGGGTACACCTGGGCGAAGCCGGACGACTCCGACAGGAACCACAGCCGGTACGCGCCGCCCTCGGTGTCGTCCTCGGTGACCGAGACGAAGGTGCCGTCCTCCGGGTACTCGTCAAAGGTGTAGGTGCGGGTCGCGCCGCTGCCCGACTTCGTGTAAATGCCGTTCTTGCCGTTGGACGTCCCCGTGAGCCACACCGGCGCCGGCATGTCCGGCGCGGTGAACGTCGTCCCGGTGACGAAGTCGTTCGCCTCACCCAGCAGCGACGGGCGCGTGCGGGTGGCGGCGAGGTGGACGACGGTCTCGACCTCCACCGGGTTCGCCGCGAGGTAGGCGGCGACCGCGGCCTCCAACGCTTCGGCGTCCACCTGGCCGGGGACCGCGCCGAGGACCTCCACCACCACGTCCGACGCCGCCACCGACAGGTCCACCACGCCGGCCGTCTCGGAGACGTCGACCGCCGCTGCGTCGCTGATGGTCACGTCGACCGACGGGAGGCTCACGAACCCTCCTCGGGCTGGGTCACCGCGAGCGTCGTCAGGGTGCCGGTGATGTACGGCAGCAGCCCCGAGCCGGTGTCGCGGAACAGCGCCCACACGAAGCTGCCTTCGCCGAAGTCGGCGGTGTCGACGTCGACCACCACCGGGTAGCGGGTGCCGGCGTCGCGTTCGACTTCGGTGTCCGACGGGGTGACGGTCCACTCCGTGAGCGGGTCGGTGTCGTGGTGTGGTCGGACGAGGAACGCCCACTCGTCGGCCGTCGGGTCGGCGGGGACGTAGAAGGTGACGAGGCGGAAGTCGTCGTCGTTCACGGTGATGGCGAGGCGTTCACCAGCGAGGTTGAGCGTGGGCAACGGGGACGTCCTCTCGGTCAGGTCGGCGCTACGGCGACGCGGGTGGCGCCACCGACGAACACGGCCGCGGTCAGCTCGGGCGGGAACACGGCAATGGGCAGGTTGAACGTCGCCGCGATCAGCACGCCCGGATAGGTGGGCGTGGCGGTGTCGCGGACGGTCAGCTCGGGCCACTGCACCGGCGTGGCGGGGTACGCCTCCAAGTCGTGCAACCACAACGCCCACCGGGCGCCGCCCGTAGCGGTCGTGACACCGATGTTGGTCGGCTGGACGAAGTCGCCCGCGTCGAACACCGACATGTCCGAGTCGTCCGCCGCCTGGGCGACGATCGTGATGAGCCCCGAGTCGCGGGGGACGTCGATCTCGGGGACGCGGTACGGCGTCGCGGGGAGGACGTCGTTGTCGGCCTGCACCCGGTCGGGCGGGTCGAGCGCGCCCCGGTAGCCGCCGACGCGCGCCGTCCAGCGGTAGCCACCCGAGGTCCACGACCCGTTCGTGTCCACGAACGTGAACCCGATGAACGGCAGGTACTTGCGGATGGCGATGCACAGCCCGAACGGCCGCGGTGGAACGTCGAGGATCTCCTTGACCAAGTAGTCCCACTCGTCGGTCGCACCGGAGCGGACCACCAGATCGTCCATCGCCTCTTGGTCTTCGGGGTAGCCGATGACGGCGCAGACGAGGTAGTCGTCCTCGAGCGGTTCGTCGCCGCCCGGCCAGCGGCTCCCAGCCGGCGGGCCCGCCGTATTCGACGCGCCGCCGAACTGCGGGGTGAACCCGGTCGAGATCAGGGCCATGTCAGCCGAGGCTCACGAACGCGTGCCCGATCCACACCTTGATGCCGTGGTCGCCGCCGGCGCGCTCGTAGGTCCACTCCTTGACGTGGTCGGTCACCACGTCCACGTCCTCGACGACCATCGTCTGCGGCGAGATGGACGTGTCGACGTTGAACGTCGCGACCGTCGTCCCCTCGTGGCCGATCGTCACCTCCGACAGCCCCGTGCCCGGTGAGGCCTCCAGACGGATGGCCGTCGCCCGGGCGGGCTGCGGGGAATGCCAGACGTAGGGGTACGGCGTGTCGCCGCTCACCGCCTGCGGCTGATCGAAGGCGGGCAACCACGCAGAGCCCGGCGAGTGCGTCGTGGCGAACCGCTTCGCCGGTGGCGTCGCCACCTGCCCGCGGCCACCCGCGGCACCCGGCGCCGTCATGCGCGCCACCCTGCGGTCCAGCCACTCGCGCTGCTCCAGGCGCAGCGACCCCAACTCGACCGTCACCACCGCGTCACCGTCGTCGCCGACAGTCACCGTCACCGACCGCACCCGCTGCTGGATCGTCTCGTCAGGGTCCGCGTACGACGGGACCTCGAAGATGTCCCACACGTTCCACGACGACCCCGGCAGCGGAACGCCACGGGTGAGGGTCAACGTCGCGGTGAGCGTGCCCGTGCCGTAGGCATCGAGGTAGGCGTCACCGATCTCGGTGGCCTCCTCCTCGGTCGCAGCCGCGACGGTGATGCTCTCCCAGCGGGCGGTCGTCGGCGGCGAATCGGGGCGGACGAGGAACCCGCCCTCACCCTCGGCGCCGTCCCACTCCACGAGGATCGCCTCGTAGCCGTCGCGGATGCCCTCCCATTCGAGGCCCGCGACGTTCACCGCGTCGGGGTCCGCCTGCCCGGCGGTCGACTCGGCCGTGACGAGCTCGAGGTCGGCGACCTGGCCGAGCGTGCCCTTGACGAACGCGTCGAGCTGCAGCCCCGTCGGCGCCACCCGGAAGTCGCACCACACGTCGCCGAAGCCCTTGAGGACGCCGTCGAGCTTCTCGTGGATGCGGGCCTCGATGCGCTGGAGGTGCTGCCAGGGGACGCCGTCTGAGTCCTCGTCGGCGTCGAAGGTGAACGTCCACCGGCCCACATAGGGCATGTCGTCGGCGAGGAGGAGCATCGCCTGGCCGACCGTCACCCACGGCCACTCCTCCGGGTAGCCGAGCAGGTCGCCCGTCGCCTCGGAGTGGAACAGGACGGCACCCTCGGCGCCCTCCTCGGTCATCGTCCACAGCACACCAGCCGGGTTGCCGCCGGGCGGTCCGTCGTCAGGGCTGTTCGCCGCGGCGATCGCGAGGTAGTGGGTGCCGGCCGAGACGGTGCCGAGGCTGGCGGTCTGGTGCTCGCGGAAGTCGTCGGACGTACCGAGGTGGCGGCCGTCGAACCAGGCGTCGGACGTGTTGTCCGCCGTCCACCCGAACCACACGTCCGCGACCTCGGCGCCGAACGTGAGCGGCCACACGAAGAAGCAGTAGCCGGCCGGTGCGTCTTCGAGGTCGCCTGCCGGGTGCCACACCCACTCAGCCGGGGCGTCCCGCCACCCGTTCGGATAGCCGGCGTAGAAGGGGCTGAGCCACCCGGACTGGCCGAGGCTGTGCGGCGTCCCCCAGCCGGAGCGGTCGTAGTCGGGCGACCCGAAGAAGAACACCCGAGCGTCCGGCTTCGGCTTCGTCGTGAGCGGCAGGTCCGGCACGCAGATGACCTCGCCCCAGTCGGCGAGCAGACCGCGGCCAGAGACCATCACCCGCTGTCCGTCGTCCTTGCCCACCTCCACCGGCACCGGTTCGATGGCGTCGATGCGCCACGCGAACCACGGCGCCCACGACGGCGACTCCTCGGTGCCGTAGTTCAGGTACACCCGCACGACGTGGCCGCCGGTGATGCCCGCGACGTCGTGGTCGAGCGGCAGCGAGAAGCGCCCCGATCCGTACTCGAACTGTGCGTCGTACTGCGCGTGTACGTCGTCAACCCAGTCCTCGGACGCGTCGATGGCGTCGAGCTGGGTCGTGTTGGTCTCGTCGAAGATGCGGAGCTGCAGGTTGCTCACGGCTCGACGACGAGCTCCAACGGCCTCGGCAGCACGACCGTGACCGCGGCGGTCGCCTCGAAGATGCCGTCGCCCAGCTTGGCCTTCACGACCTGGAGCCCGCCCGCGTAGGAGCGACCGGGACCCGTGAGGGTGGCGTCGACCTGGCGGGCTGTGTGGTCGACTCCGGCGAGGAAAGCGTCGAAGTTGGCTTGGAGTTGGTCCTCGAACGCGGACGTGACCGGATCGCCGTCAGGGTCGCATGTGCTCTTGAAGAGGACGGTCAGCAGCTCGGTGACCTCGTCGGGCAGCTTCCGCAGCGCGCGCCTGCCCGCGACTCCGGCGACCTGTTCGTTGTCGCCGCGCTTGTCGATGCCGGGACGCAGGCGGTTGCCGTCGAGGAGTTGCCACGCGTGGTCGTTCCACGCGAAGTCGTCGTCGCCGGTGGTGAGCGTCCACAGCGACGGGTGGCCTTCGTCGAGGAAGCTCACCGCCGCCCCCTCGTGAGCGCTTCCTCACGGAAGGCACGGACCAGCTCGGACGGCGACGGCGCGCGCTCCACCTTGTTGTAGGTCGCCTCGATGTGCACTCCGGCGCCGATCGCGTCGGCATCGAAGTCGATCGACGGAGCCGGCGCGTACATCGGCCGCACGGGTCCGCCTGTCGCGAAGCCGGGGAGCTGGCCGCCGTTGAGGCGGTGCATGAAGTCGAGCCCGAGCCGCTTGACCATCTCCTTGCGGACGACGAACTCGCCGGGCATGAGCATGGCGGGGACGCTGTCGGTGTTGCCGCCGCCGGGGATGAGGCCGCCGGTCGCCCACGGCGTGAACGGCAGCCCGTCGTTGCCGCCGTTGGGGAGGCCGCGGTTGATCGGCGGTCCGAAGCGGCCGGGAGGCTGCGCCACCTTCCACCCGAAGAGGTCCTGGATGGGCGCGATCGGGTTCGCTATGAGCTGCCGCATCTGCTGGTTGAACCGCGTCAGGTCCGCCTCGACGGGCACCTGGGCGGTGCCGTAGGCGCCCTGGACGAGGTCGCGCATGAAGCCGAAGATGCGAACCTTCGCGCCCTCGGGGTCCGCATCCGTCTCGAACACCTGCGGGTTCGCCTGCCGCCACGCTTCGAGGGTCGCCGCGGCCTCGTCGAGCTTCCCCTGGTCGACGAGGGCGAGCACCTCGGACACCTTCTCCGGCGGGATCTTCTCCCCGAGGAGGTCCACGTAGGTCTGGATCTGGAACAGCGCCTTGTCGACGCCCGAGAGGGTGATGGCCGTCGTGATCTGCTCAGGCGCGAGGCCCATCGTCACGAACAGCGACTCGATGGCCTCCTCGCTGAGCCCGGCCTGGCGGAAGATGCCGGCGTACTGCTCGCGGAGCTGCTCGGCGATGGCCTGCGCCCTGCTGATCTGACCGGACTCCACCAGCGCCGCGAGGAAGTCCTTGGTGGCATCGCCGAGCGAGAGCGCCATCTGCAGGGCGCGGGACTGCTCCTCGGTGTACCCGCCCATCGCCGCGGTGATCGGGTCGATGACGCTGGGCATCTGCGCCAGGTCGTCGCGGGCCTCCTCGGCCTGCGCGGGGTCCCACAGCGAGATGTCCACCTTGCCCGGCCCGGTCTTCGCCCAGTCGGCCAGCACCTTCGACGCAGCGTCGAGGTCGCCCGACTCGATGAGCGCCGCGACGTTCGTCGCCACCTCCGGCGGGATGCGACCCTCCAGGAGCTGCAGGTAGGCGTTCACCTGGAAGCGGGCCTTCTCCGCGCCGCTCAGCTTGATGGACGTCTCCACCTGCTCGGGCGTCAGGCCCAACATCTCCAGGTAGGAGCGGGCCTGTTCCTCCGTGAGTCCCATCGCCGCGAACTGGGCCATGAAGGCGTCGCGCAGCCGTCCCGCCTCGCCGCGGATGGACTCGAGCGGACGGCCGGCGCGCAGCAGCGTGGAGAGGTAGTCCTGCGTGGCGTCGCCGAGCTGGAGGATCGAGCCGATGGCGTCGAGCTGGCCGTCTTGGTACTGGCCGAGCGTGGCCCGGGCGAGGTCGAACTCGGGTGGCAGGTTGCGGATGTTCTGGCGCAGGTCCTTGAACGACCGGCCGATGGAGATGGCCGACCCCGCGAGGTCGTCGAGGAAGGTGGAGTCCTCCAGGCTGTCGCGCATGGCGTCAGCCGCCGCGGCGGTGGAGCCCATCAGGATGCCGAGGACCGTCATCGACGGGTCCGCGCGGTCGGCTGCGTCGCGCAGCCGGTCGAGCGCCTCCTGTGCGGGGTTGACCTGATCGGCGAGGTCCTCGGCTTCGTCGCCGGTGCCGAACAGTCCTTCGCGCAGCTCGCGCAGGGCGTCGCCGACGCCGAGGCCGGCGGAGAGGAGGTTGCCGCCGGTGCTGGCGCGATCGAGCGCCGAGCGGAAGCTGTCGGCCGCTGCGGCGTTCGCGTCGAACCCGAGGGCGGTCAGGCGCTGGCGGACCTCCAGCTCCTTGAGAGCGGTCGACAGGTCTCGCGTCTCTTCGCCCGCGCCCTTGAGCTCGGCCTTGTAGGAGTCGCTCAGCCCGAGCGCCGTGCGCAGCTCCTCGTTGTAGGCGAGCTGGCCGCGGGCGCCTTCGACGTCGGCGTTCTTGCGACGTCGGATGGCGCGCTCCATGCGCTCGATCTCGGTCGTCGTGATGACAACCTTGCCGCGCAGCTCCTCGGCCCGGTAGGTCTCGTCCGGGTCGATGACCTTCACGTCATCGCTGTTCTTGAAGGCGTTGAGGAACTGCCGAGCCAGCGGGACGCCCTGCTCGAGCGCCCGGTTGAACGCCTCCTGACGGGCCTTCGCTTCGGAGTAGTTGCCGGTCAGGTTGAAGAGGGAGATCTGGTCCTTGAGCGCCCCCTGGATGGCCTTGTTGACCGCCTCCGAGCGGGCGTAGTTGTTGCCAGCGGCCTGGAGGTCGACCAGAGCCTCTTCGAGCTGGCGGGCTCCACCGACGGCCTGATCGAGCGCGGCCTCCAGGGCAAACAAGCCAGCCACGGCACCGCCAACGATGCCGACACCGGCACCAGCCCGAGCCAGCACACCCATCGCTCCACTCGCGCCAGAGATGGCCGACGAGAGCTGCCGGTAGCTGTCGACGGCGCGCATGGTTCCGCCGATCAGCAGCCCACCACCACCGAACAGGAGCGCGGCAGTAGAACCCAGCCCGACCAGCGCCACGCCAGCCGACTGCACAGGTTGCGGCAGTTCGGCGAAGGCGCTCAGGGCACCGGATGCGGTGCTCGTGAGCTGTGAGAACACCGGCACCAGGACCTCACCGGCCTGGGCCTTGAAGTTCTCGAACTCGGCCGTGAGGATACGAGTCTGGTTGGCGAGGCTGTCCGACGTGCGGACGAAGTCACCCTGCTGGTCGCCGGTCTGGGCGAGGATCTCGGCGTAGGCGGCTATGGTCTTCTGCGCCTGGGTCATCACGCCGGTGCCGTCGTAGATCTCCAGCTTGCGAGCCCGCTCCTTGAGCGTCAGCTCGTCGAGCGTGACGCCGAGTCGCCGCAGTGGTTCGGACTCGTTGCGAAGTCCGGCGGCGATGGCAATCAGGGCCTCGTCGGTGGTGACGTTGTTGAACGACGCCATGTCCCCGGCGAGCTGGGTGAGCTGAATCGAGAAGGTCGACAGGTCGTCGCCGGTGAGTCCGGCGGCCTTGCCCATGACGGCGAACCCGGCAGCTCCGTCGACCGCTGCCCGCTTCGACAGGCCGGCCGTCTTGGAGGCAGTGTCGGCGAACTCCTGAATGGCGGCTGAGCCCTCTTCGCCGAGGACGATGCTGGCCTTGCTGACCGCCTCGCCAAGGTCGCCAGCAGACTGGGCCATCTTGTAGAGACCGGCCGCGCCGAGCGCGCCGGCTCCGGCCGCCGCGACACCGAACCCCATCAGGGTGGACGAGATCTCGGCACGACTCATGCCGGTCTTGACCTCGTCGCCGATCTTCTGCCCCGCCTGACGCGCCGCGCTCGTCACGGCCGGGCTGTTCAGCTCGGAGCTGATCGCCCGACGCGCGCCATCCAATGACGGAACCAACGACAGGTATGCCACGGCCAATTCGGTACCGCTTCGAGCCATCACTCACCTCCTCGCGTTGGCGCGGGTACGGTCGCCGTCGATGGACGGGCCTTCGGACCGCAGCGATGCCGTGGCAGCCGGACTCGAGGTCGTTGGCCTGGTTGTGGTCGCTGCGGGATGCCTGATCGGCGGGGCGCTACTTCTCGACGCGTGGCGTGCGGGGTCCAGCTGGTCGACGGGTGCCCTTGTTCTGCTCGCGTCGGTTACCGGTGGAGCCCTTGTAAGTGGACTCGGACGCGCCATCCACTACCTGCGCTCCATGAGCCGCTGACCGCCGCCTGCGCCGCGCCCGCTCGGAACGAGCACGCGCGTCCTTGAGCCGGGCGAGCGTGTCGTCGTCGTGGAGCTTCGAGCGCGGCCGCTCGATCGGCCTCGGCCGCGGCGCCGAGCGCTTCCCCGCCCGCTGCCAGTTGGCACCCTGCAGCACGTCCACCGCCAGGGCGAGGAGGTGTTCGGTCGGCCCCCACGTCGCGGCTTCGCCGTGGACCTCGCGCCACAAGGCCGCTTCGCGAGGTAGGTGCTCGATCAGCACCCGGACCCGGCGAAGCGGCGGAACATCGCCCCACAGGTCGAGCCCGTAGAACCGTTGGAAGTCGGCCTCGATGGCGCTCGCGTGCTTGTGGACGAACGCTACGAGGCCGAGGATTCCCCCGCGTCGTCCTTGTCGACCTGCTGGGCGCGGAGCACCAACTCCATGAACAGCGCGGGCGTGCCGCCGGCCTTGAGGAACGCCTTCCAGTCCTTGTCGCCCATCACCGCCTCACCAGCAGCGGCGGTGTCGGAGAAGAACTGAGAGAACACCTCCGGCTTCCACACGAGCGGCGGAGGGACCGTGATCTTGCGAGCGCCGATGTCGATGACGGCGCCCTTCTTCTCGGTCTCCTCGGTGATGACCTGGGCCAGGTTGAACTCCATGTGGCACGGGCTCCTTCACTCAGGCACGGGCAGGACAGATGGATGCGGGCGGGTGGGCGGCCCGTGCCAGGCGCCCACCCACCCGCGAACGTCAGGAGCCGGCGGGCGCGGCGTCCGGGTCGTCGGTCAGCTCGGTGAAGAACACCGTGCCGTCCTCCTCCGACGTGTACGCCAGCGACTTGATCGTCAGCGGGTAGCCGGAGATAGCCGAGTCGCTGATGTTCGAGTCGCCGGTGCGGAGCACCTGCGCCTTGGGAATCCAGATGCGCTTGTTGACCTCGCCGTCGGCGAGGTCGATGACCACCGTCTTGATCGCCAGGCCGGTGTTCGTCGGCTTGCGGACCCGGCGGGTGTTGCCGCCGCCCGCGTCCTCGGTTGTCGAACCGGGGTTCGCGAGGTGGAAGTTGACGTCGCTGTCCTCCCACGCCGTGGCGGTGAAGACGAGCTGCTCCTGGGTGTAGGTGGAGCGGACGAGGATGTTGCCGTAGGCGAAGAGGTCCGCCTCCTGCGCCGTCACGGAGAACCCGATCTGGTCCTCCTGGGACAGCAGGCCCACGAGGTCGTAGGTGAGCCCGAGGTCCGTGGTGAGGTCCGTCGGCTCCGCCGTGGGCGTGCCGTCGGTGTAGTCGCCGACGTAGAGGTCCGCGAGGGACCACAGGCGCGCGGCGTCGGTGTTGCCGTTGCCAGCCATTCATGCTCCTAGGTGTTGGAGGGATGGGTGGCACGGGCAATCACTCCGCCGCGCGGAGCGATCAGGGGTCCGGCGTCAGGAGCCGGAGCGAACGCCGCGGACGACCAGCGAGTAGGTGGCCGTGTAGCGGTGCTGACCCGAGGTCGGGTCGGGGAAGTTCTGCGGCCGTGACAGCTCCGTCACGGCTCCGAAGGTGTGGCCGTCGACCGTCTCGCCGACGACGGCGTAGAGGTGCCGGCGGGCGGCTTGGGCAAGGTCGGCCGCCGCGCTGCGGGACTGCGCCCACGCGTCGACCGACACGGTCGGTGCGTCGGCGACGATGTCCACTCGGGTGCCGCCGACCACCTCGACGACCACGAAGGCGTCAGGGCGAGGGTTCGGCACGGCCGTCACGACCGGCACGTCCAGCTCCTCGGCCAGCCACGTCTTGAGCAGGTCCTCGACGTCGCCGAAGTCGGGCAGCGCGGCGGCCATCACTTCCGCCCGGCGTCGAGGGCGCGCAGGAGGCGCTTCTCGCGGGCCTCGCGGCGCATCGCTTCGGGCGTCCAGGTCCGCACCGACACCCGAGCGCGGTTCTTGCCGGTGTAGGGCTGGGCCTCGTAGCCCGCTTCCTCGCCACCCGCGGCGTCGCGGATGGCCCGCCCGCGGCGTTCGAGCTCGGCGAGTACCTCGGGTGAGCGGAGCAGTTGCCGGGCGCCGCGCTGGCGCATGTCGACCCGCACCCGCGCCATCAGCCCACCACCTGCCGCAACGGGACCTCCCAGTGGTGCACCTCGTCGGTGCGACCGCTCACCGGGTACGGCTCGCCGTCGACCCGGAAGTGCCGGGAGCGCCACTCGACAGCGTCCAGGCCGCCGATCGTCTCGTCGCCCGCCAGGTACAGCACCCACTCCGACACCTGCGCCTCGCGGCCGTCGGTGACCTCGGTCGTGGAGCGCCGGGAGATGCGCCCCTTCGTCGCGACCCTCGTGGCGTCCTCGCCGTAGTCGCGGACCGTGTCGCCGTTGTCGTCGGTCTCGGCGGGGTGCACGATCGTGACGTCGTGGACGAGCATCCGCAGGAGGGTCACCGTCTGCCCTCCTCGATCAGCTCGAGCATCGCTGCGGGGTCACGGGCGGCGCGCTGGTAGCGGCGCTTCAACTTCACGCCCGCCGTGTTGCCGCTGGTGCGGCTCTGGCGGGACTGCGGCGGATGCCACAAGTGCATCGCCTGAGCGGTGCCACGCCACGCCGGACCGACCAGCGTCTCCAGCGCCAGCCGCCACGCCTCGTCCTCCTGGCCCCAGCCGACGAAGCGGCGGTCCGGCGGGACGGCGTCGAGGATGTCGCTTCGCATGGCGACGATCAGTCCCGTCGGGCTCGCTCGGTGCGGCCGGCGGTCGTGGCTGTTGTCGGTGGACAGCGGCATGGCGCCGGGCGTCCACTCCTCGCCGCCCAGGACCCGCTCTGTGGACTGCTGGGACAGGCGGTGGACCCTCGCGTGCGGGACCGCCCAGCCGGCCTCTGTGGCGCCCTGTAGGGCGTCAGGTAGGCCCTCGCACCAGGCGTCGGCGTCGGCGATGACCACCATGTCGGCGGTCGTGGCCGAGGCTGCGGTCAGGATGGCGTCGCTGCGGTTGAAGGGACCGTCGTCGCATCCGCCGTAGACGACCTGCCATTCCGGGAAGGCGTGCCGGTAGCGGGCCTCTACCCACCGTCGAGCCCGTTCCCGCCACTCGCATCCGGCGCGGTAGGGGACGAGGACGGCGACGGCCAACGCTTCACCCCCACCAGCTCCACGCCGGGTGCCGTGTTCCACCGCTGCGCCGGGGTCATCGCCGCGTCGAGCTTCGCCATCACCGCCAGCACGGCCGCGCGTTCGGCGGCGCTCAGGTGCTCACGCCAGCCCATCTCGTCACCGAGCCACGCCATCGTCGTGGCCCACGACCCGACGACTCCGACGTGTTCCACCTCCAGCGCCCGGCACAGCCACAGCGCCCCGAACGGTGTTGCGGGCAGGTAGTGGTGCGGTGCCATGTGGACGGGCTGCAGGAACGCCACCTGCATGAACAGGCGGCCACCGGGTGCCAGCACCCGCACCATCTCGTCGACGGCGCGCTGCGGGTTCGTGACGTGCTCGAGGACCGCCTGGGAGAGCACGAGGTCGAACGTGTCGGAGCGGAACGGCAGGTCGAGCGCCGAGCCCTGCACGTCGTTGTTCGGATGTGCGACGTACTCCAGGGCGGTGACGCCGTACCGCTTGCGGCCACCGGCGCCGCAGTCGAGGACGCGGCCGTCGGTCTGTGCGAGGAGGTCGAGGAAGCCGGCGGGGTGCGGGTTAGGCACGTTGGCGGCGGGCGATGCCGGCGCGCTGTGCGTCGGTTCCCCACGAGTGCGCCCAGTGGTGGGCGCCGAACGCCCACGGGGCGCTCTGTGGCGTCGTCTCCGCCCGCTTCGCCTTGGCGAGGTAGTGGTACGGGGCGAACGCCCCGGGCGGCAACAGGAGCACGTCAGGGCGACCGGGGAGCACCTCAGTGAAGACGCCCGGCCCCGACTGCCACGCGTCGCCGCCACCTTCGATGACGGCGCGGGCCTTGTCGATGAGCACCTTCACCGCCGGGTGCTCCGCCTCCGCGCCGAGCACGAAGTCGGGGACGGTGGCCTCGTCCTCCCACCCGGCGAACGCCGAGCAGGCGAGCAGCGGCTCGAACGAGCGGAACGGCTCGAAGTCGCTGTCGAGGTACGCGCCCCCGGAGCGGTAGACGCACTCCAGGCGGATCAGCCCGGCCTTCTGAGCGCCGTTGGCGCAGCGGTCGAACAGGTCGCCCGTGAGCGGCCAGTCCTTCGGGTCTATGGGCTCACGGTAGGTGCGGAGCTCCCATCCGGGGTGCAGCTCGGCGGCCTTCGCCCAGAACGCCTCCACCTCGTCGGTGGTGGACTCTGGGACGGTGCGATGCAGGATGCGAGGGATGCGCGTCGGACCGAGCTCGACGGCCGGAGCGGTGCGCTTGTGCTCGTTCACCAGGGCCATCACCGCCGCCTTGTTCCACCTGGCGGCGACGTACCGCTGGTGGCGGGCCTCGTTCGCCTTGCGGATCGGGGACCGCTTGTCCACGCCCGGCGCCGGTGGGTGCCACAGGTGGAACGTCTCGCCCGCCACCTTGAGGATCGGCCCCGACACCACCTCACAGGCGATGCGGAACGCCGTGTCCTCGCGCCCCCACCCGTCGAAGCCCTCGTCGAAGCCGCCGGCCTCGTCGAAGAGATCGCGGGTGACAGCGACGGCACAGGAGACGGAGTCGCGCCACACGCCGTGGTCGCCGACCCGTTCCAGCATCGCAGTAGTGCGCCAGGAGCCGGTGTAGCCGTCGAGCACCTTCTCGGTGCCGGTGCGGTTGAGCATCACGCGTTCGTCGTGGGCGACCACCATGCGGCCGGTCGTCTCTGCGAGCTCGACGGCGGAGGTCACGCATCGCGGGTCGCAGATGACGTCGCCGTCGATGATGAGGAACACGTCCGCGTCGGGCGCCTTCGCCGCAGCGGTGTTGATCGCGGCGGAGCGGTTGAAGTTGCCGTCGGTGTGCTCGCCCTCGACGATCGCCCATGCGGGGTGGCGTTTCGCCCACACCTTGCGGCAGTGGTTCCACAGGCGGTCACGGTGGCCGCCGTCGGCGCGGCGTGGCACGAGGATGGCGACGTTCAACGCCCCTCCCACTTCGCGTTCGCGTCGATGACTTCACCGGGGAACGGTGTGGGCTCCACGCCCAGCCACGCGGCCACGTCGGCGAAGCGTGACGGGTCGGCCACGATCGAGTCGTAGAGGACCCAACGGGTGCGGATGCCGTGGGACACGCACCACGTCAGGGCGCGCATGAGGCCCTGCACGACGTTCGCCTCCGACTCAGCGCGGCCCGAGGTCATGCGGCGCTCGAGCTGAGAGGCCACCGTCGCGTCGAAGCTGCGGACGACGACCACGGCCGCGTCCGGCGGTTCGCCGTCGTAGTCGTGGTCGGTCGGCCAGTGGCGCGCCCAGCCGGCGCCCGACGGCATCGACCAGTGGCGGGCGGTGACGCCGTCGTGGGCTTCGAGCCAACGGGACACGAAGCGGGTCCCGGAGGACTCCGGCCCGGTGACGAGGACGTTCACACCCAGGGATAGCCCGGCTCGGCGCCGAGTGGGCCGTTCACCCATGCGTTCGCCAGCTCTCGGGCCGGCGACGCCTCCGGTGTCGGGTCGATCGTGAACGCTGCCCCGGTCCCGCCCGACGCGCCTGAGAGGATCCGACGCTCGTCGTCGGTGAGCCACAGCCCGCCGACGCGGTCACCGGCGAAGGACTCGGCGAAGTCCGAGAGCTGTTGGGACCGGCGGTTGCCGGGGTTGCGGAGGACCCGCAGGACCATCTCGCAGACGACCCAGCGGACAAGCTCCTCGTTCAGGTCGCCGTCGTCGATGCGTTCCTGGACAGTCGGGTACTCGCTGAGGATCAGCGCCTCGGCCTTGGTGATGAGGGAGGCGATGGCTGCCTGTGGGCTGTCGATCTCGCGGTCGAACCACAGCGTCTCGATGTCGCTCACCTGCGTCCACGCCATCAGGCACCTCCGCTCAGGTCAGGGGTGCCGGGCGGAGCCCCGAAGGACCCCGCCCGGCGTGGTGGGATCAGGAACCCGCGGCCTCGATGACACCCGCGGGGTAGCGGGCCTCGTCATCGGCCTCGAGACGGGTGATGGGGTTCGCCACCTGGAACCCGACCCGAAACACGACGCGCATCGCCTTGGCGTCCTGCTGCATGAGGTTGACCACGACCTCGCCCTCGTCGTTGGAGATGACGCCCTCGGAGAAGATCCGGAAGGTCATGTCCTGACGGACGCCGACGACGATCTTCGACCAGTCGGCCGCGATCAGGTCGTAGTCGTTGTCCCAGGAGCCGTTCGAGACCTCGTTCAGCGGGTAGCCGTAGAGGCCCGACGGGGCGCCGAGCGACAGCGACGGGGTGTAGATGGGCGTGCCCTGGTCGTTGCGGAGCCCCACGAGGCGCCACTGCAACCCGGGTCGAGCGGCGAACCCGTTGATGGCGAAGCCCTGGCCGGCGACCAGCTCGCCGAGGGACGCCACGTCCTGACCGAAGTCGTCGCCGGTGCCGGCGGTGACCGTGTTCCCGGCCGCCACAGCACCCTCGACGACCGAGTCCGGCCACGACGCCGGTGCGTCCACGCCGAAGAGCCCGGCCTGGTCGACCTTGAGGCCGACGGCCTCCGCGAGCAGCGGCTGGATCTGGGACCACAGCGGGACCGAGGCGTCGTCGAAGTACGCGTCGGGGATGACCACGATGGCGGCCAGCTCCTCGGCGGTGATGGTGACGTTGTCCCACTCCGCCTTGGTCGTCTGCTTCATGCCCGTGTCACCGTTGACCCAGTAGGCCGCGGGCAGGGCGGACAGGACGGGCTGCCGGCCCGTCTTCGAGGTGAGCTGCACCCGGCGGGCGCGGTCCAGGAGCACCGAGGAATTCGGCAGCTCCTCGATCACGGCGTTGACGATCTGCTCGGGGATGAGCGGGTCGGTCGGTGAGCCGCGGGTGATGATCTCGTCGTATCCGGCCATTGGTTCTCCACCTCCGGTGGGTTCAGACAGCGGGCCGACGGCCGGTCGGTGCTGCGGGGGTCACTTCCGGGCGGCTTCCCTCAACCACTGGTCGGGGTCGGCGACCGGCTGCTCGGTCCGGCCGAGCGATCGGTCGGGGCGGCGGTCACCCTTGGACGAGACGCGCTCGGCGAGCTTCTTGGCTCGCTCGGCGATCTCCTCGGGCGTGCTGCCTCCGATGAGGTCGAGGTCGTCGGCGCTCAGTCCGTGCTCGATCGCAGCGCGCAGCCGGGCAGCCTCCAGGGTGGCGGCGTCCCGTTCGCGTGTGGCTGCGGCGAGTGCTTCCTGGCGCCGCTCTTCCTCGGTCAGTGCCGCGTCCTCGAACTCCTTGACCTTGCCCCTGGTTTCGGCGAGCTCGCCCTTGACGGCCGCGTACGCCTTGACCAGCGGGTGGTCATCTGGCAAGCGGTCGGGGGGAGAGTCGGAGACCGTTCGGGTGGGCGGTTCGCCCTTGGTCTGCGTCGTGGACTCGGTGGTGGTTGTGCCCTGTTCGGGCGCCTCGGTGGCGTCAGCCATTTCGGCCTGACCCTCCTTGGTTGTGCGCGAGCCCGTTCGGCTCGAGCGGGAACTCAGCGGGCGCCGGTGTGGGCGCGCCAGCGGCTGCGTGCGTCCTTCGGGGACGTGGCGCCTGCGGTTACCTCGCGCCACTCAGCGGCCAGCCGCTGGTTCTCCTCCGGCGGGTCCTGGCTCTCGTGGACCGGCACGGGGTCGCACTTGCAGTCGTCGTGGGCCTTGAAGTGGTAGCTGTAGACGGCTCCACGGGACGCCAACGCCAGACAGAACGAGCACGCCTTCGCCTCAGTGGCACGCGCGATTCGTGGGCGAGCGGGATCCTTCTGTGCCGCCTCAGTGACGGTGTCGCGGCCTGGGTTGAGCGACAGGCGCGTGACGCCACCGGAGAGGTTCCCCAGCGTCGTGATCGGATCCGGTGCACTCGACCACATCGGCGTCACCGCCCAACGGACGAACGCTGACACCTGCTCGGCTGGAGCGACGGACGCCGGGGTGGCGGTGAAGCGTGAGCGGATCCGGGCCTCGGCGCGCACGTCGTCGTAGAAGTCGGCCGCGACGTCGGCGGATATGGCGCCGTAGGTGTCGGTGATGGCCGGCACGTCGTCGAGGAGTGCGGCGGTGATCGCCGTCGGGTCGCCGGAGAGGTCGAGGCTGCGCCACAGCTCGACGAGGTCCCGCTGGGCGAGCGTGGCGATCGAGTCGATGGCTGCCCGCTTCTCAGCGAGCAGGAGCCGTGACGCCATTCGGGGACACCTGGCCGGCGAGCTCCGCGACGACAGAGTCGGCGAGGGCTGACCCGGCGCCGGAGGTCAGGGCGGTGATCCGCTGGGTAGCGCGCGCTCGACGAGCGTCGGCAAGCAGGCGCGCCTTGTCGACCTGCGAGAACCCGAGCTCCTCGTAGGTGACCTCGGAGTCCGGCGGGAGGACGCCGGCGGCGATGAGCTTCTGCACCCGATCGGCGGCGGCCGCCCTGGTAGGAGTCGCCGGATCGCGCCACACGACGGCGATCTGGTCGGCCTCCGGCGGCGCTTCGCCGTCGCGTTGCATCAGGGCGAGGCGCAGCACCTCCGCCCACGCCATGCCGAAGATCGTCTGGCGGCGCTCGGCGCCCTTCACCAGCCGTGCCTCGAGGGAGCGGATCCCGTCCGCGCTCGGCGGGTTGTCGGTGTTGAAGCCCATGTAGGCGATCGGGATGGCAGCCTCAGCAGACACCAGCGACGCGAGACCCTTCACCTGCTCCAGGTAGGGGGCAGGTGACGCAGCGGGGAGTTGGCCCAGCTCCGGCATGTTCCCATCGTCGTCGCTCGGCAGGGCGAGGAAGCGGCCGAGGTAGACCTCCCACGCCGTCTTCGGGTTGCCCTGCTCGTCCTGGAACATCGTCTCGTCCGCGCCGAGGGCGTACCGCTGAGGGGAGCTGTAGAACTCCCGCGCGACCTCCATGCCCAGCAGGGTGCGGACGGCCGTGTCGGTGTAGGAGATGATCGCCCGGCTGATCTGTGAGGTTCCCCACGGACGCCCCGAGCGGGGACGGTTGACCAGCGGCACGACCGACACGCGACCGAGGTCGTGCTCCTGGACGTCACGCAGCGTCCAGACGCCGCGGTCGCAGTCGAGGAAGTAGCTGACGTTCGGCAGGTACAGCGAAGCGCCCGTGTACGTCTGGCCATCGGCTGCCTTCTGGACGCCAGCGGCGTCGACGAGGCGACGCATCCGGCCGTCCCACGTCCCCGTCATCCGTGTGGGCGGCTCGACGGTCACCAGCGGGTTCGGTTCGGCTGCCGCCGAGTCGCCCACCGAGGCCGCGAGGAAGTTGAGCCCATAGATCAAGGTGTCGGTGTGAGCGAGTCCGGACTCAACCTGGAGACGGTTGGCGCGCCACACGTCTCGGAGTCCAAGGTCGTCAGCCGATCCGTCAGCCACCACCACGTCCTCGACGTCGAGGCGCTCCTCGAGGACGTCGACCGCCATCGTGGGCCAGCCGACCACGGTCTCAATGAGGCTCAGCCCCGGCGGGATGGCGATACCGAGGTCCTTCACCCTGGTCTGGCCGAGGTAGTAGGCGTCGAGGCGCTGGTTGTAGACCAGGCGCTCCTCGATGGCCTGGATGTGGCTGGCGAGAAGGCGAGCCTCGTCGTCTGGTAGTCCCGTGTTCGCAAAGGTGGCGGCGGAGATCACGAGAGCACCACCACCCTTCCAGAGCTACGCCTTGCCGTACCGAGCCCCTTGGCCTGTGCGTCGAGTCGGCACTGCCAGGCCAGGACTGCGGCCATCGCCGCGTCGATCTTGCGGGGTGAGTCCGGGTGGTCCTTCGCGATGCTCACCCCGTAGCGCCCCGGACGGCGGCGGGCGTTGAGGACGTGGCGCATCAGCACCGATGACCCGTCGTGTGAGCAGTCGCCGTTGAGGATCGCCGAGTGGAGCTGCTCGACGGCGTCCGTGGCTGCCTTGCCCGCCATCCACCACTCGATCGGGTGCTCTCGGGACTTGCGGACACGGAGCTTCCGGGTGAACGCCGCTTCCCAGTCGGCGACGTAGGACTCCCACAGCGCAGGGTCGGCGTAGAACCCGACGACGTGGAGCTCCGCGATCACCTCACGGACCCGGGCGTCGACCTCGGCCGTCGGCACCTGCCAGTCGCGGCCGGCCGCGCCCGCCGGTTCCTCCCACACGTCGAGGACGAACAGGTGGCCGTCGGACACCCGGCAGCCGACCAGCGCCGTCGCGTCGGTCGTGGCGTGGGACCGCTTGCGGGATCCGTCGAAGCCGAGCACGACGGCATCCGTCGGTGCGACCACCAGCTCCGGTCGCGCCAGCGCCGCCCACTCGGGTGACGACACCCACGCGTCGGACGCGTGGGTGATCTGGTTCAGGTAGTAGCGGCGAGCGTCCTGAGGGTCGGTGTCGGGGTCCCAGTATTCGGCGAGGATCCGGTCGAGCGGCACCCACCCGCCGTTCACGTCGGCGGACTCGCCGTACGCCACCGCCATGCCGGCGCGCAGCGAGGTCTCGTCCGTCGGGTCCGTGTCCGGCGGCGCCTCGCGGTGGTCGAAGAGCATCCCGGTCGCGATCCGGGTCCGGCCCTCGGACTGCTTCTGGTGAGCGGCGAAGGACTGCTCGGCCACCGACCCCATGCCGGGCTCGAAGGCGTTCGGCGTCTCCACCGAGCACCCGTCGACCTTGCCGAGGTTCCGACGGATCGTCGCCGCCAGCTTCCGGCCACCGTTCGTCGGCGTCCACGACTCCGTCTGGTCCAGCGCCGAGAACACGGGGCGGAACCCCTCCCGCGACGTCCCCGAGCTCGTCACCGGCTCGATGCGGCCGCTCGGCACGTTCACGAACCCCTCGAGCGCCTCGATGTCGTAGGCGTCGGCGACGGGACCGCTGCGCGCCATCTCCAGCAACGGTTCCCAGGTGTTCGCCGTCTGGTCCTCGGACACCGCGACGATCTGCACCTTCGGCTTGAAGCCCAGCGTCCGCCACGGCCGACCCACCGGCTGACCGTCGGCGTCCCACCCGTCGAGCACGACCTCGCCGAGCGCCTCGACCAGGCACAGCGCGGCCACCAGCGGCGACTTACCCCAGCCCTTCGGCCGCGACAGCACCGCACGACGGACCAGACGGGCGTTCACCAGCGACCGGCCGCGCACCGGCTCCCCCTCGAAGCGGGGATCCACCTCGTAGAGCTCCAGCACGAACTGCGCCTGCTCCCGGGTGAACTTCAACGGCTCACCAGCGCTCGGCCCGTCCGGGACGATCAGGTTCTCCTCGATCCAGTCGAGGACACCCCAGCCGAGCGTCGGCCGCTCACCGGGGAACGACGGCTGCCACGGCATCAGGTCGCCAGGCGCAGGCCCTCACGGCGCCGCGACGACGGTCGGCGCACCGTGCGCTTCTCGTCGGCCTCGTCCGCCGCAGCGAACTGGATCCGCAGACGGGCACGGTCCTCCGGCGTCGCCCCGAACTTCGCCACCCGCAGGCGGAGCTCGGCAGCGTGGCGGGACTCGCCCGCCCAGAACAGCGAGTGCAGCACCGCCGTGTCGAGCAGCTCGGACCAGTCCGTCGCCGTGAAGTCCTCCGACAACGGCGACTCGCCCCACATCGCCCACCACCGGCGGGTCTGTGGATGCCAGTCACCGTCCGGCAGCTCCGGTTGTGGGACCGGGGTCGCCTCGATGACCTTCAACGGCACGGGCGGAGCGTTGCGACGCGCCCTCGTCGCCGGGTCCTTCGGGGCGGGGCCACGACCAGCCATCGGGACCTCCAGAGTCGTACGGGACCGGAACGCCTGGCACGCCGATGACGGCGATCGAGCTGAATCCGAACGGCATCTGGAGGTCTCCTAGCAGGTCCATGGTTCAGTCCGCCGGCTCGACGATCAGCGTCTCGTCCTCGGCGCG